TCTAAGTATCGATTACCCATGATGCTATAATGCTTATGTTGTATGTGTCCTATCTCATGTTGTAGAGTAAAGGCTTGACTATTAGCACTTAATGCCATGAACTTATCATCAACAAAGACTACCATCTGATTAAACGCGTTATAATAACAAGCTGCTACAATAGCACCCACTGACATAACAGCATAAGGGTTATATAATACAGTCATAACATATGCATCACCATTAATACGTACAGTGCTAGGGTCCTGTACAGTGATACCCTGTGTATAAAGAACATTCTGTGTATTAGCTAATACACTATCAAATAATGCATCATCTAAGGTGTCATTCCAACGCACTTCTTTTGCAAGCTCCTTATCAATGAATTCTTTGAATGCTTTAGGTTCTAATTTCTTCATAGCAAAAGCCTTTCTGATTTTATAGACTGGTCTGTCTTTTATTTTAATACCCTTCGTTCGATACAAAAGGGGTGGGGTATCGAACTAAAGAACACTATTAATATATGAAAGTAGCTTGCCCGAAAAAATATATCTATAAAATTACCCTATCGAAAAATTTCCCCCCGAGTTGTTGTCCCGGAATCTATCCATAAATTAAAAACTCTAAAAGCTGCGCTTTTAAATCTTGGATAAAAATAATCAAACTAAAGCAAAAATATAAATAATTATAAAAATAGCGTTGCACTTATTTTTAAATTAAGTTATAATAAACTCAATTCGAATGTTTGTTAATAACTCCTTTCTTATTCAATACAACCCCTAAAAGAGCGAGCGGAGCCTACGGCCCCTTCGTTCTTTTTTGGTGTTTTAAAAAATATATATAATAATTTTGGCTATATATGGCGAATTGTAGTGTGGTATTACATAAAAATAGCTAGCGAGACACTCAAGTAAAGTAAAACCATGTTGCAAATATCTTATAAAAACAGGTATATTATAAAGTAAGGCTTATCGTATCAATGAATTTAAGGTAAAGGGGGCCGCCGATTATATGTTTAATTTTATTAAAAAAGGTTCTAAGGAAATCCTTAAGAAGACTTCAAAGGGAGCTGCTCAGGAGTCCGGTAATTTTACAAGTGACAACATGAATGACGCATTGGACAGTTTAAATAAAGACATGATGGAACGGAATAAGAAACTGGCCGAACAGATTGCCAGAAATCAATTAGGTCAATAACAAAAAGGAGCAACAAAAATGGATATGACAAAGACAAGTGCAACAAGTCCTATTATCATTAATGAAATCCGACGCTTATCTCAAGACGAAGGACTCAAAGACAGTGAAATAGCGGACATTATCAAATACAATCGGGTTAGTGTTCAACGAATACGACGGGAGAACGACATTCCGACCTATAAAAAAGAGAATCGTATGGATAAAGAGGTTGTTTGCCCGCAATGCTGTGGTCATTACATGATTCGACGACACGAAAAGGCTGGAATCTGCTGCCCAAAATGCGAAGAAGCTGCTAATAAAATAATTCAGGAACGGTATTGTGACTAAAATATTCAAATTGGAGGTATTTAAATGGGAGTAGCACGAAAATTTCTTGGTGGCGTTCAGAAAGCAGCTATTCAAATGGGTGGAACGGCGGAAGCTTTAACTGCTCGGGCAATTATGAGAGGTGATGACGCTGAAAAGATTGAAGATGTCTTGGCCAAAATAGGTGAAACAACAGCCGAAAGACTAGGTAAGGTAGACGAAAATCTTGCTAAAAGTGCTAAATTTGACCAAGTCTACAAAGAAGCAAAAACAACTGGGAATTCATCGGCAAAAGATGCGGCATCAGGAACTAGCGGTACTTCAAGCAATCCAAATGATGGTCGAATTCGATTTACATCAAGTGAAGGACAGGTTTTAGAACGACAAAGGAATCCGGGATTTGATTCTAAAAAAGAAGTAGGCGACACCAATAGTCAATATATTTATTCAAGAGATGGGGAAGCAACATCCGCCACTGTATTTAAAGCGATTAGTAATGCTCATATTGAAGGCGGCGGTGTTTTTGATAATTTAGCAGAAGAAGGAGTTAAAGCAGCTGATGACATCGCTAAAACTGGTTTTGGTCAATATGCCGGCATTGCTGGAGATGCGATGAAAGCCCATCCGTTTGTTAGTGCTGGTATAGCTGGAGGGGCAGGTATTATTGGAGCAAATTTATTCGATAGTGATGACAATAGCTATAGCTAAATAGGAGGTAAATATTATGTGGATACCAGGACAAGCTCTTAATCGAGAAATAATTGAAATGTTTATAGCCGCATTAGGTTGTACCGAGGTTAAAGCAGCTCTTTCAAAACAAATTCAGTCTGAAATTGATATTGACCGAGCTCAATACAAAGGCAAGATGCCGAATTATAATTCACTGACATCCGGTGACGTTAATATGCAGGCTAAAAAAGCGGCCTCTGGTTACGATACCTATGGAAAAGTTGTTATAACTAGTAACAACGCTTTTACAAATGACAATGTCTATAAATCGATGAAGAATAAAATCGTTTATGGTAAAGCTCCGGAAGATGGTTATAAAAATCGGGGCAATATGATTATTGTTTAAACTTTAGATTAGAAAGGAGAAATTATTATGGGAGTAAGAAGCGTTGCAGAAGTAGTAAATGATATTGCAACTGGTGCATGGGGAACGGGATTTGCCAAAGGCTTATCGTCATCATCTCAGGAGATTGGAGAAACATTGGTTTCAACATCAGAGAAAGGCGCGGCTTCAGTTTTAATACATCGACTTAAGCAAAATGGAGCAAAATTTGACGAAGATAAACTCACTGATTTACTTCACTCAAAAGATATAGGATTTGAAGACCGACAAACGGTTTTTGATAAAATCGATGATAGTATTTCAGAAGAAACCAAAGACGCAACCTATGCTGCTTCACAAAAAGCGATGTATCATTATAAAAAAGGAGGAGCAAAACTTGAAAAGTATATGGAATCAGGTGCCACCCCAGATGCGGCCGCTGCTTATTTTGGCAGAGAAGGCCGAGGGGTTGGAATGGGACGGCAAGCACTTGGGTACTTTGCAAATGAAGAACACGGAGGGCAAAGAATGGCTACCGCTGCCGGTGGAGCCGTGGCTGTCGGGATTACTATGCGAACCCTTCAAGGTGGAACCATGGGAGCAACCCCAAATGGACAGAAAAATATTGCTGGACTTCCATTTGTTTAGAAAGGAAGGTTTATTATGAATACAAAAGCAATCGGCACAAAAGTCGAAGATATTGCTGCTTCAATTGCTGGCGTTCTTAAGCCAAAAGCTGGTGAAATGGATAACTCTGTTGCCAATCTTCTTAGGGATAGTAAGAAGTACCAAAACATGGTTGCTGAAGAAAATTTAACAAAGTCTCTTGAAAGTTCTCATCTTGGAGCAAACGCTATTCAAGATATTGTTAATAATATGAATGGTAAAACAGTAGACAGCGCCATTGATTCGGTTGCCGAACAAGCCGAAAAAGCATTAGGTAAATCAGCTGAGCCTTTTTTAGCAAGGGCAAAACAACAAGCAGGCAATCATTTAGCTGATGCAAGCACAAATGATATTTTAGCTGAAACAACTAAATTCGAAAAGTATAAAAAATACCCACAGGCTTATTTTAATTCGCCCGATAAGAAAGTTAATCACGGTCGAATCGGGGCAGTCGCCGGTGTTTATACCGGGGCCGCTGTTGGTGCTCGTTACTTATCAGGCGGGACACTAACAACAGACAGTTACGGACGAAAAGATATTGTTGGCGTCCCATTTCTATAGAAAAGAGGTATCTGAATGGATATAGCAGATAATAATATTAATGTTAATGAAATAGTAGCATTCGATATCGACAACACCTTGGAGGATTTAACTGATAAGACTGGTTCAGAGGTATCGGCTTCCATGTGGGGAATTGACACAGCCGTCATTAAAGAAATCAGTAATATGAGTCGGGTTTATAACTCAAAGCATGGTATGTTTGCAGCGGTTCCTATTATTTGTAAAAAGAACGATTGTGCTTATAAAGATATTTGCATGGTTAGTCTTCGTCAAAGAAAAATAGGACGACGTTGCCCGATGGAGATTGCCGCAATTCTGTCTCGATATGACCAATGGTGTGAACATTTTGAAATAGTTATTACTAATGACATTATTGATGCCAGAGACCTTGTTGATGCCACACTTATCAAAGACTTAGTTAACATAGAGATACAAATGCTTCGAGCTGAAAATAAAATTGCCCTGAACGGCGACTTCATGGCTGATACATTATTGGATATTGATAAAAAATGCCAGCCTTATTACGGTAAAATCGTTTCTCCGGAGACCGAATTCTTATTAAGCCTACAAGACAAAAAGATTAAGATACTCAATCAATTGAATTCCACAAGAAAAGATAAAGCAGCTGATAAACGAAGCGAAACCGCTTCTGATGCGGCAATTAAATTGTTCCAGCAAGTCAAAGAACTTGAAAAAACACAACGAATTATCAACGTAAGTGATGTTGAGTTTACCGATGACGGTGAGGTTGTCGATAATTCTGAAAATATTGAAGAAGTAATATCAGGAGGTAATCCAGATGGCGGGAATGAAGAAGAAAATAATTGAAGGATTGGGCAAAGCAGGAAAAGACTTTACCAAACCAAATACCGTTGAGAATGGCGGAGGATTGTCGGCCCTTCTTGTCCCCCGAAAACTTAATGCCAAAGGAGGGCTTGCTTTAATGGGCGCTGCTACCGGAGGGATTCTTATTTCAGAAGGAGCAAGAGGTAATTCTAGGGCTAGAGCAGGAACCATTTCTTATGGTGATAGTATGGCTCGAATGACAAACTCATTTAATACCGGCGTTGTCGATGCCATGCAACGAAGCTCTGGAGGCGATTATGAAGAGTTTTCAGAAATGGCAAAAGATGTTTTACAAAGCCCAAGTGCGCTTACCCAACTTGATGACTTCGGAGCAAATCCCGGTATGATTTCGGCATTATATAATATGGGAGGTAAATAAATATGATAGGTGTTAGTCAGGCAGTCAATGCCGTTAAGTCAATTGGTGTTGTTCCTTTGGCTTTTGACGCATTTAATGTCAGCCAGGGTGTTTCGGATTATAAGGCGGCTCGACAAGAAGGCAGTAGTCAAGCTGTTTCTATTGCTAAATCCATTGGGTCAATGGCTTTTTATGAATTAGCTGGAGGTTGGGGTCTTGGCCTTGCGGCAGTTCAAATCGGTTCAACTTTAATCAATGCATCCAGTGAGCATACGACCCGACAGATGGCAGGTGCTTATGAAAGTTCTGGTCGATTCGGCTCAGGTTATTTTGATATGTCAAAACCCGGATACACCATGCGACAACGTAGTCTTAATGCAATTCGAAATAATGGAACAGCAATTCAGTCAGCACTTGGTAATGAAGCTCGTTCTTATTTTAGAGGAAGTTATTAGAAAGGAGAAGTTATTATGACAATTCATCCAATTATTAAATCAGCTTTGACGGCTGGAGGTATATCCGGAACCGCTTATGGATTTGCAACACAAGGTGAAAATCTCGAAGCACAAGGGCTTACAACATCACAACAGATTATTGGGGGCTTGAAGGGTGGTGCAATAGACGGAGCGATTGGAGCCGGGGTTGGTCTTGGAATAAGCGGAACGGGTCTTGCGCTTGCAAAGATATTAAGAAAGTAGGGATTAAATGGCTGCGAGTAATACAATTATTCAGCTTAACGATTCGGAGGTTGACAACTTAATCTTATTACTCTTACCCATGGACGCCCAACTTGATAAACGAGTTAACTATGTTATGGGTCAATATGCTATGAGTAAAAGCGAAGCCCTTGAATTCATAGTAACAGATAATCCGATTCTATGGGCTAAAGTTTATTTGGATTGGGAAGCAAGAGATTATCAAATTGCCATTATTACCGAAGGGAAGAAATCCAAGAAAATCGTTTTAAGACTGGGTCGTCGACTTGGGAAATCAGATAGTCTGTGCATCTTAATTTTATGGTTTGCTTATACGCAATATAATAAAGGCCCAAATCCACAATATGACATTATTATAGCGACACCTTATGAAACTCAAATCGATTTAATCTTTAAGAGACTTCATCAACTTATTGAAGTCTCTCCTTTATTAAAGTCATTAATCTCCCGGGATGTCCATCATAATATTTGTTTTACAGTCAATGGTGTGACCAGTAATATTCTTGGCTTGACAGCTGGAGCAAATAACTCTTCTGGCGGTGGTAACTCAACTCGTGGGCAACGTGCGGACGTTATTATTCTTGACGAGTGCGATTATATCGGTTCAAATCAGATTACCAACATTATTAATATTCGAAACGAAGCACCAGAACGCATCCGACTTATTTGTGCCTCGACCCCATCCGGAAAACACGAAGAGTATTATCGCTGGTGCAATAACGCTTCGAAACGATACAGTCCAACCCAGCATGATATTAAAAATAACATGTTTACTGGTTACGAAATCGAAGAACAAGCTATTGGTGAGGGAAATGGGTGGACGGAAGTCTATGCTCCATCCAATGTCAATAAAGAGCTTCTTAAGATGAACCCGGATACCTTACAGACTTATCTTGAGGATATCCGCGAAGAGTTGTCTGAGATGCGATACATTCAAGAAGTTATGGCTGAATTTGGTGAAGAGGAAATGGGTGTTTATCAAAAAAGATATATCAACGAAGCCATTGCCGAAGGAAATCGAATTAGTCATCAGTATATTACGAAATGGCCAAAAGAAAAACGAACCGCTTATCTTAAAAAGACACAGGGCCAAAACATTCGTATTTTAGGGGTTGACTGGGATAAATATTCAGCAGCTACTAATATGGTCTGCATGGAATTCGATAGATTCCATCAGGATTCAGAAGGCCGGGTTGTTCCTTTATTTAAAATGATGTTTAGGATTGAGATTGCCCGTTCTGAATTTACTTATGTCAATGCTATGAATAAAATAATTGAACTTAACGACGAATATCAATTCGACTGGATTGCGGTTGACCGTGGTTATGGAGAAGTCCAACTTGAAATGCTTCATAAGTATGGAGAGTCTCATCCTGAGACTGGTTTGGCTGAAAAAGTAATGGGTTATCAGTTTTCTCAAAAGATTGACGTCACCGACCCGTATACCCGAAAGAAAGACTCTAAACATATCAAACCTTTCATGGTAAACAACTCCGTTAACTTATTTGAAAAAGGTAAAGTTGTATTAGACCCAAAAGACAGAGGTATGATAGAACAGCTCGAAGAATACCGAGTAAAATCTATTAGCTCTGCTGGATTACCGGTCTTTACCGATGAAAATGAACATGCCATCGACTCTATGAACTTGGCGTTACTTATTTTTGAACAGAAATACGGGCAGCTCTTAAAGAAAGTCTTTTCGATTAAGACTATCTTTATAGGAACGCTTGATAAACGAGATGTTGATGTAAAGAGTCGTATTATCGTGGGCGATTCAGATGAAATGCCACTAGGAAAGATAGCGCCAAGTAGTCAATATGGGGTAGTTGGTGTAATTAATATCCAGAAAAAAATCGTTAATAAGCGCTCAGCAATGAGTCAAAGGAGGAAATTCTAATGACTGATATAAAAAGAGATGATGGAGCGATTATTGGTTACAAACCAAAACTGGAATACGTAAAAGAAAAAACTTCAACAGCAAAAAGCGAACAAACAACATTAACAAATTATGATGGAACAAATTATTCTAAGACGGTTAGTAACCTTGCGGATAATCTGCCAAGTGTTGCTTTGGAAAATCTGGAATTTGTAACTGACAACATGAAGCTTTTGATTGACCAATTAGCAAAGGTCTTTAATGAGGGTGATTGGAATGAATATAATAATATCGCTTCATTGATAAGTGCTATTGATGGCAATAATAACAATTATATTGATGATTTTATTGATTACCATGCGACTCATATCGAAGGGAGTATTATTCCGGAACTTATCGGCACGATTAACTCAACACAAAGAAGACTCTTGCTATTAAGCAGTACCTTAAAAAAATTATATTATAACAATGATAAATTAACGACCGACGAAGCAAGAGAGATTGACAATGGTTATTTAAAACAAATACAAAAATACGAAACCGGTAACGAGATAAATAAGATTAATTATTTATCTATCTCACAGGACTCAATT